CCAAGCCTCATACCCTGTTGGGATGATTTACTAATACCTGTATCAGTTTCACTTGAAATCTCTAAATCTTTTCTCATTTCTTTGGCACATTTGCCATCTTTACTATAAGTACATTTTTTCTTACCATATTTCTCATCTATGCACTCATCCTCTTTTACTTCCTCAAACTCTGTATCAATCTCATCTATTTTTTCCTCTGGATCATCATAAGGCTCTAAACCTGATTTAAGTGCTTGTACAAAGCTATTCTGTTGTGCTCCTACTAAAACAGGAGATACTTCCCAAACTTTTACATCTTGTAATACTCTTACAGGAACTTCCTCTCCTTTTGAATCTATGTGAGTTCCTTTTTCTGATTTTAATACTTGAAACCCATAGCTGAACTGTTGCATGTCTTGCATGGCTTTCACAGTTTGATAGGCTTCTTTCCCTGCCTCAGTTGGTAAAAAATATCCTTTAAACACAGCTTTTTGATTATCTGTTTCTATAACTCCTCTGCCAATAACTTTGCTCCAGTCATGATTCCAAACAAGTGGAACTTTATTACCTGTATATCCCGATCTCAGAGCATTAGCTTTGGTTACATCATTATCTGAATCAATAGTATCAAATAAGGAAAAAACTGCCTCTATGTATCTATTTTCTCCATCCTCTTTTAGCTCAATAGGAGCATTCTTGTAGGATAGATTTTCTGGTCTATCTATTTCATTCATCTATTACCTCAATATAAGCTTCTGTACATCTACAATTAGCAATCAAACTAATTGGAGCGTTAGGATCTCTAGGAGCATCCAACTTAATACCATTATACAGATAAAAGCTATTCAAAGGAACTCTTTGATTGTCTAGCTCAAAATGTGCCTCTCTAACAATGCCATCTCTCCTCGATACCCACTCTTTTTCTAAGTTCTTTCCTGTAGCTTTAGCAGCTCTTTGCTGAGACCATGAGCTTACTTTACCTACTTCTGTTCTAGCTATATTCTTGGCTCTACCTAAGTTTTGCCCACCAAGAACAGTATTTATCTTTTTAGCTAACTCATTAAAGAACTTGTCTCCATCAGGAGTACCTGCAACAGGATTTACTATTCCAAGCTCCTCAAACTCTTTAATTGTCTTTGTTATCTGTGTTGCAATTCTTTTCTTTGTTGTTGCATTTAAGTCATTCATTACTTTTTTTGCATTCTCTTGCACAAAGTTAGCTGCTTGTGAATCTTGAAATAATGATCTCACTTCTGCAGGTACTTCTCTTTGCCCTCTGTAAAATCCATTCTCAACAACTTTTCTTAATGTTCTGCCCTCTGGAAGTAAGCCAGATAAAGCTCCAAACACAGTTCTTATAGCTTGTTCCTCCTCTATTTGTACTCCTAAATCAACAGGATCTGCAGCTTTAAAATTATCTTGAGCAGGAAATAAATTGTCAAAAGTTCTTACTGACATATCATCCCCAAGTGAATAGAACAAAGGAAGTAACTCTTTGTCAAATTTTGAATTATCTAAAAATATATCTACATTTGCCTCTAATGCAGATAAATCATGGCTACCTCTTGCAACTTTTGTCAAGCCCCTCTTTTGTCTGTTAAGTTCCTTTGCATAGACATTAGATAAATAATCACTCCAAGCATTTTCAAGTCCATTGATTGCCTCCCATAATTGTTTCTTTTCAATCTCTGTTCTGTAGTGTTTTACAGTAGGAAGTCCAAATATTTTTACTGTAGGATCTTGCCATCCATATAATGGATAGCTAAAGCTTTTCTCCTCTTGTACTTTCTCAGCTTCTTTATTTGCCCAGTTGTAAGCTCTCATCTTATTTGATTTGGATATGTCTCCACCCCATAAAAGCCATGCAACCTGACCTGCTGTTGGTCTATCACTTTCTCCAGACAAATAATCATCAGCAGCTTCAGAATCTAAGTCTGATTCATGCCTAGAAAACCAAGCTGCCATTCTTACAACTTTATCATCACTAATCTTGCCATTAGCCATATCTCTAGCTTCTCTTTTTGTTTTATCTGTCAAGCCACTTCCTGCAAACTCTAAAAGATCTAATCCCCTTTGTGCATTCTTTTGTATATAGTCAGGAACATTCTCTACAGCTTTTTTTCTCCTACGAGGCTTCTTTGGCTTTCCGTACTTATCATCTCCTGCGTTAGGATGCCCATCTGGAAGTAAATCTGTATCAAATGGAGTTCTTGGAAATTTACCTGTTTTAAGTGCCTTAAGAAAAGCATTTACTCTAGCCATAGCCCATTGGTCAGCAGACCTTACATTCCCTCTTACAGATTCAGGATTGTTTCTGTAAGCTCCAACTCCTCTTTCAAATACTTTTCTTAATTTTCCTATTGTTACTCTAAATTTAGGGCTATCTGCATTATGATCCTCAACTTTTTTCTTGAGTGCTTTTTCTACTCTTGCAGATAATTGCTTTATTGATTTATCTATTGCTTGTATAACTCTTAGCTTTGAGACTTCAACTGTAACTGTTCTATCTGTCTCCTCATGCCCTCCATCCTCTAAGATTGCCCATACTTTTATATTCGCAGTTTCATCCTCTTGATTAATACTTGTAATTACTCCATTAATTGTTGATGGTGGATCTGGATCTTTGTTGATACTCCAAGAAACAGAATCTCCTACTTTTATATCACTTAACTTTGCTTTGAAATTCAATGCGTTGTTACTGTTTTGCTGATACATGATTGCATTTGTAGAATCCTCAACAGGCACTTCAACTATGCTTAAGTTTCTGATAAAGTAATCTCCATTGTCAAGTGGTGGTAATTGTGTTGCTTGTCTTGCCTCATTAACTGTTACAAATCCAGAATTAAATCCCTGAGATATTCTTTGCATTGTTGCATCCACATCCTGAGATAAAGCTCTGACATCAGATATATCATATTTGAAGCAAAATTCTGTGTTGTCCTCAAAATCTTGTAATAGAAGTTGTTTTGTAAATTCATTAGCAAAGTTGTTCCACATTGGAATAAGTTTTTGTTCTGTAAAAAACTCTCTAAGCTCTTTTGCATTTGCATAAGTTGCCCTTTCTAGCCCAGAGCCTAGCCCTGCTAATATTGCAGGAACACCTAATACAGCAGATATTCTCTCCTCATTGATGTATCTAAGTTTGCCGATCTCTAAATCTTTAGGGCTAAATGAAAGAGTTTTTATATCAACTTCTCCACCAGATATGACTAATGGTCTCCCTCTGTTCTCTCCTCCAAATCTCCTCCCAAAGACTTCAGCTATATTTTCTGCCTCATCACTTGTCATTGATAGATCATTTTTTGGAGATATAACAACACTAGGAACACCTGTATTCTTTACTAATGCTGCTCCCATTTGTGAAGCTGCAGCATCTCCTAAGACTTCAACCATGACTGACCTTAAAGGAGCTAATCCTCTCCTGTGGTTTCTAGGATCTATTCTCTCTCTTAGATGTATCATGTCCTCTGGCATTATTATCATTGTGTTGCCTTTTTGCTTATATTCATACCTAGTTATTAATTGTTCAGTTGTTCCTTTTACCTCTACCATCTCAGGAAGTAGTGGTATAAGTTGTACTACTGCTCCTGCATCATTCCTTAATTTAAGTAAAAAAGCATCTCCAGAAACAGCAACAGAAGTAACTAAATAATTATTTAGTAGAGATTGTGTCATGTTTGGATTTGGATTAGATAATAACTCTGCAGCAGGATGATTATCCACTAATTGCATACCCTCTTGATTCTTTAAATATACATACAATGGAGGCTCAGAAAAAGCTGTACCAAGTACATTCAAACAAGCAAGAGCAGCAGAGTTTCCCTCTGGAGACATTTGATTGACTCCACTAAAGTATCCTGCATCTGTATTGAATGGAAAAACTACTTGTGATGTAGGATATTGCCCTGCTTTCTTTTCTGTTTCAACTTCCTGAGCAAAGAAACTTCTAATATTATCTCTTATTCCCAATTAGGTAACACTCCAATTTGTCTTTCTAACTATTCCAAACCTAGCTGCATAAGCTAGGGCATCTACCATATCATCATGAGATCCACTAGATGGAAAGCTAGTTAATTCTCTTTCAAATTCTACAAGCCATTTAGCATTTTTCAAAAACCATATAGAGCCATTTTCTACACCTGCAGCAGCAGGTACAGCTCTTGCAGTTTTACTTTTATCTGCTTTTAAGTTTCTTATTGGCAAACCCTGCCTCCTAGCCATCTGAATAATACCCAAACCAAAGCTAGAATCCTCCACTCCCAACCAAGACAAGTTGTATTCATTTATCTTTGCTTCTATTTGTGGAAGTAACTCTGGAGCTTCTAGTCTGGCTCTGAATACATCCAATACTAAAAGCTTACCACTTGGAGCTGAGCCTACTGTCATTATTACAGAATAATCAGCAGTCTCTTTGATACTCAATGCTGTGTCCATAGTGCCAAAGATAGATAATTCACTATGCTTTACAACTTCATCTCCTAAGATATATTCTGGATCATCTCCTCCTACAACATCAAAATACTTAAACCATTCTCTCTTGAACATGTGTCCTACCTCTGTAAACTCTGCTAAAAACTCTTGTGCATATACCATAGAGCCTAACTCCTCTCTGGCTTGTGCTAATTCATCTTTGTTTATTCTAGGAGATTGCTCTGTAGGATAATGAAAAACAACCCAATCATCTCTCCTCTTTGCATTATCAAACAACTCATAAAACCAATTCATCCCATTAGGAGTTGATATAAATAAAGCCTTACCTAAACTATCACTCAGTATTGGTCTAACTGTCTCCCAAGTTTCTTTATCCATATAAGCAGTTTCATCAAATATTATTAATGATATACCTCCCGCACCTCTCAATGATTCAGGCTTGTTCGCTGATTTTATCTGTATAGATCCACCATTTTTTAATACAATTCTTTTTTCTACTTCTCTTGTCTCTGCATATCCCTCTGGAAGTTGCCTAACTAAAGATTTTAAATTAAGCCATGATTCTAAACTCTGAGGATATACAGGAAAGATAACCCATACTTTTAATCCTTTGAGAGCCTGATCTATAGCTGCAACTAATGAGAGAGTAGTTTTACCCCACCTCCTACCACATACAGCAACAACAAATCTATTTTTGTCTAATGCTTCTATAACTTCTATTTGTCCAGAATGTAAATCAGGAGGAGTAGCCTCAATAATCTGGCTCATCGTTTTGCTCCCAATCCCATTTAAACCTTATTTGTGGTTGTTCTATATGATTTACTGTAACTTGTGGAGATCCTAAACCATAAATCTGACTTATCATCTTGTAGCATATATCTAATATGCCTTTTAATTCTGTAGGATTCATAGAAGCTAAATCTCTTTCATTTATTTCACTAATAACCTTAAAAATTACAGGCTTGAGTTCCTCTGCTAAATCTCTTGCAGTTTCTCCTACTTGAGCAAAAACCTCCCCTATTATCTGCTCATTTAGCATTTTATTTATAGCTTTTACTCTATCTTGCCATTGATTTTTAGCAGATATTTGATATATTCTCCTCTCTGTCAAACTGAAGTTTTCTGAAACTTTTGAGAGAGTTCTTGCAGCTCCTAAACCTAAATAATACTGAAATCTTTTAAAATCAATGTTGGATTCTCCTACTTGTTGTTGATTTGGTAAAGCCAAAGACATATCATCTATATAATCCATAAATCAATTATAGACTAATGTTGGTGCATATATGCTTCTAAGTAAGTTATCCTATCTCTTAAATTATCTAATTCCCATGATTCAAGCTGATTATTTTCTAATGTTGTTACTTTTTTCAGCAAATCCTGCCATTCCCATTTCATTAGCTCATAAGATTGTGAATCTTGAGGAGGATTGTTAAGCTCTGAAATATATCTAGCCTGAAAATCCTCAACTTTCCATTCCAGATCTCTTACTTCCTTTTCCAAGTTCTGGTAAT